GGCGGCGAGGGCGCGCGCCCGAAGAAGCCCCTCACGGCGAGCGAACGGCAGGCCGCCCTCCTGACCGGAGGCGGCAGGCGCTAGACTCCCCGCAGCGCGCCGGCCCTCCCCCGCCGACACGCTAGAACGCCCCTCGTCCCTCGGCGAGGGGCGTTCGTCTGTCCGCCGTGGTATTCTCGCGGCAAGAGCGAATAACGTTCCATGCGGGCTTCGGCCGGCGACGCTTCGGCGGCACTCCTCATTCTGAAAGGATGATGCCGCAATGGCACGTAACGATATCGACGCGACCGGCTGGCTCGTCGAAGACAAGGATTCCACGGTCGTCAAGGCCTACACGCACACCTCTGCGTGGGAGAAGGTCGCGCGCTCGATCACGATGACGGCGAACGTCGTCGAGATCCCTCGCATCGAGGACATGGACGTCGACGTGATCCCGAAGGGCGGCGCGTACGGCGAAGAGACGAGCGACGCCGACGTGATCTCGATCCGCGCGCGCAAGTTCGGCAAGGCGCTCCGCATCGCAGAGGAGGACGTCGAGGACAAGAAGCTCGCCGACTACCTCGCACTCAAGAAGGCGTCGGCCGGCTCGTCCTTTGCGAAGAAGTTCGACAACGCAGCGATCGGCGTCAACGCCGCGGAGAACGGCACGACCGTCCCGTTCACGTCGCTCTACAAGGCGCTGACGACCAAGGACGACGCGACCGGCTACGCCGCGAACGCGAACCACCGCGCCGCGCTCGTGGCCGCGTTCACGTACGACGCGCTCAACGACCTCATCTCGATCGCCGAGGACTCGGACTACTACGACGAGTCGCAGGTTTCGATCGTCGCGCACCCGACGTTCCGCCGGCTTCTCCGAGGCCTCAAGGACACCCAGGGTCGCCCGCTCTTCCTGAACGACGTGGTCGGCGGACGCAGCGTGAACACGATCCTCGGCCTGCCGATCGAGTGGTCGAACGGCGCGAAGGTGTCGGCCACCGCGCAGACGAAGGTCGCCGGCGCCGGCGGCGTCAAGGGCACGACCGGGAACCCGCTTCTCGCCGTCGTGAACAAGGCGGCCGCGATCGTCGGCAACCGGAAGCCCTTCGAGTCCGTGGTGATCCCCGGCCGCGACGGAACCTCCGCGCTCACGGACGAGGACATTCTCAAGGTCCGCGCCCGCAAGGCCGCCGGCGTCACGATGCCGCAGGCCCACGCGGTCTTCGAGCTCCTCGGCGCGTAAGGGGCCGGGCAGATGAGCGAAGCAACGGAAGACGCGACGGTCGACGAGGTCACCGGCGAGCCTCTGAGCGACGCCGAGATCATCGCCCGCCGCTCCGCCGACATTCACACCGAAGAGGCGAAGGGGAACGAGCACGTCAAGGTGTTCGTTCTCCCTCCCGGCGTGGAGCCGACGGAGGAGAACGGCTACGATCACGACGCGAACAAGGCGGCAACGCGGCAGTATGCGATCTCGCAGGGACTGCGCCCGATCGGCGACGTTCGACTCGTCTCGATCAAGCAGCACGCGAACGGGATCTCGTGGGTTCTGACCTACGCAGTCCCGGTAGCGGTCGCCGAGCGGATCTCCGAGCCGAGCGGCCCGGAGATCGTGCTGCAGGGCGAGGACGCGCCGGCGAACACGGACGGGAACGGGCACACCCCCGACACGTCCGACGAGCAGGGCGAGGCCGGCCAGACGGCAGGCGCGCCCGCAGACGAGGGTGGCGAGCCGAACAAGGCTCCCGCCGACGAGAAGTCCGCCGAATAAGCGTGACGACGACGAGGGGCCGGCATTCTTCGGGGGGTGCCGGCCCCTCGCTCAATCGAGGGAGACAGACATGGCCGCCACGCAGTGGGCAACAATCGCAGACGTCGACGAGGTCACCGGGAAGACGGTCACAGCGAAGGAGCGCGGGATCGCCGTCCGCTCCCTCGAGCCGCTTGTCGGCTTGATCGAGTCCGTCGACCGGCCGGATATCTCCGGCCGCGACCGCTACTGGCTCAAGCTCGCGACGTGCTACCAGGCCGCCTACGTGCTCGACAACCCTGACTTCTTCTCGCGCGCTGACGTCACGAGCGCGAGCCAGGACGGCGAATCCGCGAACTTCCGCAACGTCGACGCGCACCTGCTCGCCCCGCTCGCGCGGAAGTGCATCCGTCGCCTGTCGTGGCGCGGCCTTACGCGCTCGAAGGATCGCGCCGCGCAGCGCGGGCCGCTGAACATTCTCTCGGAGGAGTACGACGACTCGCTCGCGTGGAAGCCTGTCGGCTCGTGATCGTCGCCACTACTCGCGCCGCGCTTCTCCGAGGATCGACGACCGACGGGCTCGGCGACGAGGTCGACACGAACGCGGCGCCCGTCCCCGGCTTCGAGGACTTCCCGATCTCGATCATCGAGAAGGACGGCCACGATTTCGACCCGGCCTCGAACGCATGGCGCAGCGTGCAGAAGCTCATCGGCCGCGCAGCCGCAGACGTCCCCGTCGACGAAGGAGACCGGATCAAGGATCTCCGAGACGGCCGAATCTACGCCGTCGACAATGTTCGGCGCACGGCGCGCGGGTTTTCCGGCCGCTCGTCCGTTACGATGAGACTCAGGCGCACGAACCCGTAAACGGTTCAGCCTATCAGACACTAGCCCGTAAAGGGGGGTGGAGCAATGACGACGCGCATACGCATTACGCGAGTCACTGACGGCGACGAGATCGCGCGGCAGGTGCTCCCCCATATGGAAGCGCTCGGGCAGGCCGTAGGCTCCCGGATGCAGCGACTCGTCCCGAAGCGGACCTGGGCGCTTCACGACACGATCTCTACGGAGACGGAGCGCAAGGGCTCCCGCGTGACGACGACCGTCGGCTTCGGCAATGACAAGGTCGACTACGGACTCGAGGTCGAGCGCGGAACGTCGAAGATGCGCGCGCAGCCGTTCGCCCGCCCCGCGCTCGCGCAGTCTCGGGCCGGCGACCTGAACTATCGTGGCGCCGGCATCCGCCGCCACGGCGTGCGGACGATCACGAGCCGCCGGACGCGGCTCCGCGCGAGAGGGGCCGGCGCATGAGCCCCGTCCCCACCGGACCCTACTACCCGACGAACGCCCTCGTGGCAGTCGCATGGCTCGGACAGCGCGTCGCCGGCCTCGCGCCCGGCATGGTCGCGACACGGCTCCCTCGCGATCTCTCGACGTGGGCCGACCTCGGCTTCGTGCAGGCGACGGTCGTCACCGGAACGCCCGACGTCGACGTGCCGATCCGCCGGCCGCTCGTGCAGGTCGACGCATGGGCGCACTCGCCCGACGGCGTCAAGCCGCCTGTGAACAAGGCCGCGCGCCTCGCCGAGCTCGTTCGCGTCGCGACCGAAGACGGCGCGCAGTACGGAAAGCCGGTCGCCATGCCGGCGAACTACGCCGGCGCCGTCGTCCTCTCGGCCTACGTCGTGACGGAGCCGTACGAAATGACCGACGATCCGAGCGGCTTCGCTCGGATCTCCCTCGATCTCGTGCTCGAATGGGCACGCGCATGACCCCCGTAACCGACACAACCGACAGGAAGGATGACGCCGTGGGACACAAGATCCGTACGACGATCACTCCCGGCGAAGTCCTCGAAGTGGACGACGTCACGCTCACCGATCTCTCGCGACAGGGCCTCGTGCACTCGTCCGAGTCCGGCGAGCACGGGAAGCACGAGTGGAAGGCCGAGGCGGAGACGTCGAAGGCCGACGAGCAGTCCGGCGCCGCCGGCAAGAAGGGAGAGTGACGACGTGCCCGTTACCTCGACGAACCTCATTCAGGGTCCCGCGACGGTCTACGTCGCACCCTTCGGAACCCCCGAACCGGCGACGATCGCGACGGCTCCGGCAGCCGCGTGGGTCGACGTGGGCGGCACGAAGGGCGGCCTCGAGCTCAACATCTCGAGCGAGTTCGCAACGCTGACCGTCGACCAGATCGTCGACATCATCGAGTCGCGCCGCACCGGGCGCGAGGTCACGACGAAGACGACCCTGGCCGAGGCGACGCTGCAGAACATCGCGCAGGCGACCGCGAACACCGCCCCCGTGGCGAACGTCCTCGAGCTCGACGACGGCCTCGCCGCGTTCAAGCCGGCGTATTCCGCGATCCTGATCGACGGCATCGCGCCCGGCGGGTTCCGTCGGCGCATCATCGTGCGGAAGACGCTCTCGACGGACGCCGTCGGCGTCGGCTACAAGAAGGACGATCAGACCGTCGTCCCGGTCACGTGGAAGCTGCATTGGGTTTCGACGGTGATCAAGCCGCTCAAGATCGAGGACGCGACGTCCTAACCGATCCGCGCCGCCGGCGGCCCCACACTCGTCGCCGGCGGCGCGCCACCCTCGAACACAACCCCCGAAAGAGAGTCACGAAATGACGAAGCGAACCGAACCGATCGCCACCCTCGAACACGTCGCCGGGGCCGCGGAAGCATGGGCGACGAGCGAAGAGCGCCTCCCCGTCTTCTCCGTCCGCCGCCCCGTCTTCGACGACGACGGCAACCCCACCGACGACTCCGAGCTCATCACCTACACGATGCCCGCGAAGCCGAACCCCGGCTTCGCGCTCCGCTACCTCAAGCTCGCCCGACAGATCGGCGACGCCGCGTCCTCGTGGCTGATCGAGACGGCGGTCGGCGAGGAAGGCTACAACGCGCTCGCCGAAGATCTCATCACGTACGAAGAGATGCACCCCAAAGAGTCTGTCGTCCTTCTCCGCCAGATCGCTGAGCGCATCCAGACGGCCGCGATGGGCGGACTTGACGCCGGCCCAAAAGTCTGACCGACCTATTCCGAGCGAGGGCAGAACAGATCATGTGGATTGTCGAAGAGGAAGCCGAGGCGGACGTCGCCTCGGATCTTTCGGCGTTCCATCGGATCGACGACGTCGACAAGGTCGACGGCCCGCGGTACTTCTCCCTCGCACAGCGCTTGACGGCCTACAGCGGCGTACGCGCCGCGGTGGTCGCCGAGCGACGCTACCGTGAAGAGCACGTCGGCAGCGGGACGCAGAGCGCGGGCAGGGGCGGCGCGACGCAGGCGCCGGAAGCCGCGGTCCTAGCCGACGTCTCGGAGTGGGTCGAGCATGTCAAGCCGGAAGAGGAGGGGTAATCCGTGGCCGGTCAGGTAGTAGCCGAGGGCGTCGTCGTCATCGACGCGGACGCGAAGGGCGTCGGCAAAGAGATCGCGAAGGATCTCGACAACAGCCGGGGCGCCGTCGCGCAGTCCGGCCAGGGGATCGGGCGCTCGATCTTCGGCGGCATCGTTGGCGGCTTCGCGGCGATCGGCGGCGCGAAGATCGTCGGCGACTTCCTCGGCGGCGCGATCTCTGGCGCCTCGGATCTGAACGAGACGTTGTCGAAGTCGCAGACGATCTTCGGGGCGAACGCCGGCGCGATCGAGTCGTGGGCCTCCGGGGCCGCTCAGGCGGCGGGCCTCTCGAAGGCCGCGGCGCTCGAGGCGGCGGCAGGCTTCGGGAACATGTTCACGCAGATTGGCTTCGGCGCCGAGGAGGCGGCGCGCCTGTCGCAGTCGACCGTGCAAATGGCGGCAGATCTCGGATCGTTCAACAACGTGCCGACGGCTGACGTCGCCAATCGGATCTCGGCGGCCTTCCGCGGGGAATACGACTCCCTACAGACGCTGATCCCGAACATCAACGCCGCCCGCGTCGAGCAGGAGGCTATGGCAGCGACGGGCAAGACGAACGCGCGCGAGCTCACTGCGCAGGAGAAGGCCGCGGCCGTGCTCGCGATCGTCAACAAAGACGGCGCCGCGGCAATGGGCGACTTCGCGAAGACGGCCGACGGTGCCGCGAACACGCAGAAGACGCTCACGGCGTCGCTCGAAGATCAGCAGAGCAAGCTCGGCCAGACGCTCATGCCTCTCTGGCAGGACTTCCTCGGCTTCCTCACGGACACGGCGGTCCCGGCCCTCTCGGCGATCGTCGACTGGATCTCGCAGAACGCTTCGTGGCTCGGCCCTCTGTCGGCCGCCCTCGGCATCGCGACCGGTGCCGTCTGGCTCTTCAACATCGCCCTGAACGCAAACCCGATCATGCTCATCATCACGGCGATCGGCGCCCTCGTCGGCGGCATCCTCTACCTCGCGACGCAGACGACCTTCTTCCAGGACGTGTGGACGAACGTCACGAACGCGATTGGCGCGGCGTGGAACTGGCTGTGGACGAGCGTCCTGCAGCCCGTCTTCACCGCGATCGGCGACGTCTTCTCGTGGATCTACAACAACATCATCATGCCCGTCGTCACGGGGATCATGCTCTACATCGGCTTGTGGGCCGCGGTCATCACGTGGCTGTGGCAGTCGGTTATCTCGCCGGTCTTCGCTGCCATCGGGCAGGTCTTCAACTGGATCTGGGGAAGCGTCATCTCGCCGGTTGTCGGCTTCATCTCGGCCGGGATTCAGGCCGCGGGCGCCGTCTTCTCGTGGCTCTACGCGAGCGCGATCAAACCTGCCTTCGACGGCGTCGCCGGTGCCTTCAACTGGGTATGGGGCTCGATCATCTCGCCCGTCGCCAATGCCATATCGGGCGCCATGCGCAACGTCGGGAACACGGTCCGCGACGTCTTCGGCGGGATCGGGAGCTTCATCGGCTCGGCGTTCCAGGCCGCCCTCAACGTCGTGCGCGGGCCGATCAACGGCATCATCTCTCTCGTGAACTCCGCGATCCGCGGGCTCAACTCGCTCTCGGTCACGATCCCCTCGTGGGTGCCGATCGTGGGCGGGCAGACGTGGGGACTCAACCTCCCGACCATCCCCATGCTCGCGAAGGGTGGCACGATCACAGGCGCCGGCTCCGTGCTCGTCGGCGAGAACGGTCCGGAGATCCTGAACGTCGGCCGCGGCGCTTCCGTCGTTCCGCTGACCGGCTCGCAGCGGACGCCCGTCGACGGCGGCGAGAAGCACTTCCACCTAGAGCAGAAGATCTACGCAACCGACCCGATTCTCGGCGCCCGGCAGGCCGCCCGCGAAGCCGCTCGATACCTGGGAGTCTGAGGATATGGGAACTGTCATCACGCTCACCGCCGGGACGCTCGTCGTCGTCATCACTGGCGACGGCGTCTTCGAGGGCTGCACGTACGACAAGCTCGAGGGGTGGTACGGCCTCGACGGCGTCGACCTCGCACTCGTCACCCGGCCGAACGCGCCCGGCGCTTTCGCGCCCGTGCAGACGTTCCCCGACGCGAAGGCGATCAGCATCGAGGGGCAGTACTTCGGAGCATCCCGCGCCGACGGGCTCGCGATGCGCGAGCGTCTGGCCGCCCTCTACAATGACGGCCGCCCCGTGCAGATGACCGTCGCCGACGACCTCCGGACGACGACGCGCGAAGTGCTCGTCGCCGGCATCTCGCTCCCGTGGACGATCCATCAAGAGTTCAAGTTCTCAATCGACATGCAGGCCGCGGACCCTCGGCGATACGAGGCGGAGGTGGGCGCCAGGACCGGCCTCGCACAGCCGGGCACCGGCCTCTCGTGGCCGATCGTCTGGCCGCTCGACTTCGGTGTCGTCGGCGTGAACGGCCGCGTCGACGTCTCGAACCCCGGCAACACGGAGACTGTCTCGCGCTTCGTTGTCTCCGGCGGCGAGATGCCCGACGGCTTCGAGATCGTCAACGTGACGACGGGCGAGCGACTGACGTACGTCGGCCCGCTTGTCGTCGGGACGACGGTCACCCTCGACTCGAAGACGCGAACCGCGCTGATCAACGGCAGCGGCCCCGGCTCCCGTTACCTCTCGTCGCCGGAGTGGTGGTCCGTCCCGCCTCGCTCTTCGATCGAGATCCAGTTTCTCGCGCGCGGAGCAGTCATCGGGACGCCGCGCCTTGACGTCTACACTGCCCCCGCTCACTACTAGGTAGGATGCCGACATGACACTCACTCGAGCCTTTGCCGTCGATCAGGCGTATCCGGACGCCGCCGACGTCCGCAAGCAACTCGCGAACGTCTACCCCCGCGGGGGCCTCTTCCCCGATCCCGTGACGATCGCCCCCGTCGGTGTCGCCTATGCCGGCACGGGATGGGGGATCTCAGCGCGGCCATTCACGGCCGCGCTCAAGCGAGGCGGCGGCCCGTATTCGCAGAAGTACGGAACAGCGCTCATGGGGAACGACGCCGCCGTCGTCAATGCGTGGACGATCGCCGCGGCTCCCGCGAGCGGATCGCGGATCGACCTTCTCGCGATCCGGGCGAAGGACGCCTCGCAGGGCGACAGCATCGCCGGCGCGCCGACAGACGGTCCCGGAGGCGTCGTGCGCGCGATCCCGGAGTTCGTCACCGTAACCGGCGTCGCCGGTACGCCGGGAAATCGGCCCGCGCTCCCTGCCGGCCTCGAAGAGGTCGCGCAGATCACGACGCCGAGCGGCGCCGCCTCCGCTGCCGGGTCGACGATCGTCCCGACCTACAAGTTCGCGCACGTCGTGGGCGCGCCGATCGTCGTCCGCAATTACGCCGAACTCGACGCGCTCACCGGGGTGCTTGGCATCGACTCGGCCTACATCATCGACAAGGGCGCCATCGTGGTACGTCGAGGCAGCGGGTGGGTGCCGACCGCGCCCGCCGTCCTCGGCAAATACCGCAGCCTCAGCGCCGGTAACGTCTGGATCGACGCGGCCACGCCTGCCGATTTTCCCGTCGCCGCCGACAAGACCGCCCTCGACGGCACGTTCGACAAGCTGAGCGCCACGAGCGATGTTCGCATGACGTTCTTTGCTTTGGGCGAGCTCGCGTCGGGCCCCGAGCAGATCATCACTGCCAGCCTCAACGTCGGCGGCACCGACTATGAGGTTGCCTCCACACCCTTTCTGACCGCAACGTCCCGCGGGACGTTCGCCGGCACTCGCATCGCTTCCGGTATCCCGCGCGGCACGCACGCCGTCAAACCTCGCATGCGCACGTCGGCCGCCAACTTCCGCATCTACTCCGGGTGGATCGTCTCGTACACCATCGAGGAAGTCTGACTCGTGGGGACCGACTTCTACGCCTTCGAGATGCTGACGGGGCGGCGGCTCGTCCCGCTGCCCGTCGCTTCGGGTACGTGGTCGATCGCGACGAACGCCGACGACTCGCTGCGATGCAAGATCCCCGCGCGCGCAGCAGTGACGGCGCTCCTCGACATATGGGGGACGACGCCTCTCGCGCGGACCGGGCTTCTCGCGGTCGTTGACGGAATGCCCGTTGCGGCCGGCCCGATATGGAAGCGGAAGTACTCGCAGGGGAAGGATATCGACCTGACCGCCGGCGGCATCCGGTCCTACTGGGAACGCCGCCTCTTGCTGCCAGTCGCGGCGCGAACGAACTCCCTCGTAGACGCGAACGGCGACCCGGTCGCCGCCTACGACACCAATCTCTCGGGCCTGTCCTACGGGACGATCGCGAAGCGGTACATCGAGCTTGCGCGCCTCTGGCCGGGCGGCGCTATCCCGATGCAACTCCCCGCCGACGAGGCTGGGCCGTACGTGCGCAACGTCGCGGCGATCGATCTCAAGAAGGTGCGCGCCCTGATCGACGCGCTCTCGAACGTCGAGAACGGGCCCGACATCTCGTTCCGTCCGCGATGGTCGCCCGACGGGCTCGGCATCTACTGGGAGATGACGCACGGCAGCGTCGCGAAGCCGAGGCTCGGAAACGATGACCCCTCGCTCATCGGGTGGACTGTCGGCGCAGCGTCCGGCGGAGCGTTCGACCTCGAGGTCGAGGAGGACGGGACGAACCTCGCCGAAGAAGTCTTCGCCGCAGGCGGCCGCTCGGACGACCGCGTACTCATCGCGCGAGGCCGGGACACGACGCTGCACGACGCCGGCTTCCCGCTCATGCAGGCGGCCGACACGGCCCACTCCGACGTCGTCGTGCAGACGACGATGCAGAGTTACGCGAACCGCGGCGCCGCGCTCGGCAAGTATCCGAGCTCCTTCTGGAAGATGAAGGTCCGCGCGCACGAGAAGGGTACGATCCCTCTCGGCGACTACTGGCTCGGCGACGTCGCGACAGTCACCGTCGACAAGACCGAGCCAGTGCTCCCCGCCGGTGATTACGTGCGCCGGATCGCGTCCATCGGAGGCGACGCGGCCGGCGAGTCTTTCGACCTCACCTTCGCGGAGGCGATCGCATAATGGGCGCCCTCGATCCGCGGACACCCGTCGATGACCTTCGCCGGCTCGACGCCGAGCTTCGCGAGCTCGGGCGCCGGCTCGATCTTCTCGAGGCACCGTCGGGGACGCAGGCCTTCCGCACCGTCGCGAAGCTCTCGGCGATCGTTGACGACATTCGGTCGCAGATCGATCAGTGGGCAGCGACGCGCTGGACGAACGCGCAGATCCTCGCGCAGATTGACGCGAAGATCGCAGCGGCGTTCGCCGGCAATGTCTCGATCACGGGCTCGCTCACTGTCAGCGGCGCCGTCACCTTGCCCGACGTGTTCAACACGGACATTGCTGCGCTCGGCGGCTCGCGAAAGGCCGTCTGGGTTCGCGACGGCGGCAGGATGGGCAATACCGCATGAGCGTTCACGCCGCGAAGGGTGCGGGCGCGTCTACGGCCCTTGGGAGCTTCACATGACCGACGGCGCAGACAAGGGGCGGGAGCCGGGCGGGTGGGAGCTCTTGCGCGCAGTGCAAGATGTGAAGGCGACGATCGCAGATATGTCTCGCGGGTTTGTCCCGATCGCCGTGTTCAATCTTCTCGCCGAGGACGTGAAGGAAGCGCGCGCCGAGACGGTCGTCGTCAAGATCGAGGTCGACAAGAAGATCGAAGACGCCCGGAAAGAAGCGGCATCCGCCGCGGCCGCGATCCGGACTGAGCTCGACAACGCGAAGAAGACTCGCGCGCAGACGTGGACGGCGATCGGCCTACTCGCGGCAAGCGGCGCCGTCGGCCTCTTCTACAACATCTTCACGCGCGGACTCGGGATGGGTGGATGACATGGACCAGGCGACCGAAGAGGCGGTAGTCGAAGCGTCGGCTCACATCGTGCCGCCCACACGACAAGACCGGGCGAAGGCCGCGCGCGGCGCGAAGGTGTGGACGTGGATCGCCCGATTCACCGGGCTCGCGCTTCTCGCCGCGGTCCTCGGCTTCGGCATCTACCTCGCCGCCGCAAACGCGGCCGCGCGCGAGGACCGCTTGAGTCTGATCGCGCAACTCGACGAAGAGCGCGCGAAGGTGGATGCACTCTACGAACAACTCCGCAGCGTCGGCGAAGATCCCGTCGTCAAGCCTGGCACGTCGTCGCCCTCGTCGCCGGGTCCGTCCGGGCCTACCGGGCCGCAGGGCGTGCCAGGCGACGACGGTCCCGCGCCCTCGGCGGCCGACGTCCTCGCGGCAGTGAACGCCTACTGCGCGAGCGTCGGCGGATGCCGCGGCGCTGACGGATCTCCCGGCCCCGAGGGCGCGGATGGTGAGGACGGCCAGCCGGGCGCGAACGGGCAGCCGGGCGAGTCCGTCGTCGGGCCACAAGGGCCAGTCGGCCCCGCTGGGCCGCAAGGTGAGCAGGGGAGGCCCGGCATGAACGGGATCGGCGTCACCGGCGTCTCGTGCGTCCTCCGCGATGACCTCTCGACCGCGTTCCGCTTCACGTTCTCCGACGCCTCGTTCGTCGACGTTCCCGGCCCTTGCACGCCGTAGGGAGTAGAATGCCCGGCATGAGCACACTCGATCCGAAAGACTACTTCAACGGCGAGCGCATCGCGGACGCCGACGTCTCGCTCGTCAAGGGCGAGACCGTTTCGAGCGCGGGACCGTCC